GTCTTGTCCGGCTGGACAGAAGCAGTGCCCTCCCAGACCTTGACGGCCTGGTCCCAGTCGGGGCGGGTGGTGTATGCGTTCTTGACGGTGGGAGCCCGCCAGACCTCTATGGGGTCAGTCATGAAGGACAACGGGCCCCCTCAGGTCGAGGACAGGGCCTTCCTTGCGGAGCGTCAGGGAGCCGACAGCTCCACGGCGCCAACGTCCCTGCCGAAGGCTGGTCCTGGTGGCGGTTGAGAGCGTCTGCGCCGAGCTGGCGCCCGAGAAAGTCACCTCGACCTCACCGACTCGTTCCGACTCCACACCGGGAGACAGAGCAAGCCAGCGGATCACCTCGGAACAGGTGATGGCCCTGAGGGAAGCGGGTACGGCCTCGTAGCCCCAAGAGGCAGTGAGGGTCACCGCGGATTCTCCCCAGCCGGCATCACGGGTCAGATGGCGTCCGTTGAACGTGTAGTCGGTGAGGGCCTGGCCGTCCTGTTCGACGGCCGACAGGGTGAGGTAGCTCTGATACCGAGCCGGGACAGGGAGGGCACAGCCACCCTCCGGGTAGAGGGTGATGGTCTGGCCGCTCCGCCTGTCCAGGTCCCGACCGCAGTAGTCCTCAATGAGGCCCGTAACATCCGCCAGGAAGGCAGTGACACGAGCTGTTTCGTCTGCGGCGATGGGCCGCCCAATACGGGCGGCCACATCATCGACGGAAGCCAGAGGCAAAAGCGGGCCTCCTTACGCCACGGCGTTGTGGGTCGAGATCAGCGCCTCGACGTTCTGAGCCACAACGAGCTGTTCAGGGCGGATCACCTTCGCGTCGTAGATCACGCGCGACTTGATGGCGTTGGTGAACTTCGCCTCTGGCTGGTACGCCTGCATCTCCGCGAACGGAACGATGAGCGAAACAGCCGCAGTCGAGCCCATGAACATGTCCACGGAGCTGAAATCACTGTGGCGATTCTTGACCAGCTTCTCAGTGGAACGGGTGTGAGAGCCCAGGGTGTTCGCAACGCGAACCGGGACACCGAGAATCTGACCGATGACACCAGAAGGCATAACCGCACCACCACCGAAGTGAGAGGCATCGATGAACTTCGGGTCGCGCAGAAGCGCAGAACGAAGCTTCGGCGAGATGAAGAGGAATCGATCCTGCGGGGCACCCTTGATGTCAAGATTCTCAAGCATCTCAACCACGAAATCATAGACGCTGATGTCAACACCAGCGGTGAAGTCCGCGTCAACGATTGCGTCAATCTTGCCATGCAGAGCAGGCAGGCCGGAAACGGTGGCGTTGCGGTCCTCGGTGCCGTTCAGGTCCTTACCCGAGACAGCCGCGAGGAGCGTCTTGGCGATGAGCGAGTCAAGGGTGTTGGCCAGAGTCCGGGCACGCTGAGCAATGAGGTTGCTCATCAGGTCAATGCCCGTCTTGGTCTGGAGCTGGTGAAGGTTGTCAAGCTCCAGGTGGAAGCTCGAACCCTTCGCCACGGTCATCTTGATGTACTCAAGCTGAGCGCGGTCAGCAGTGCCGACAGAGCCGTAGGACTTGACAATTCCCTTATCGGTCACGGTGTCAACGAAGTGCGGGATTCGCACGACGTCGCCCTCACGCCGGAACTCGCCCTCATACTGGCGATTCACGATCTCCGGGGAACCGAGAACAAGGTTGTCATCCAGATCCTCAAGGAGCTGGGAAGTCCAAATCTCGGGGATGAAGTGGCCGCCAGCGGCCTGGAGCTGGCCGGCACCGGTGTTGTTACCGGTCTGAGTGGTAAAGGTCATTCGTTACCTCATTTTCAGAGGTCCCCCCGCATCAGAGCGTCGAGCTGGCCCTTCTTTCGGGCAGCAGCAATTTCCTGGGGAGACATACGGGAAAGGGCGTCACGGCCAAGCTGACCGGCGGCATAGCCCCCGGAATCGCCCTGACGACCAAGGCCAATCCCCTGGGCAAAGGCAGGGGTCTGGGACGGCTGAGGAAGGGACGACACAAACGCCTGAATGGCAGTGGAGTCCGGAGAACCGTCAGCGCCGATAAAGCGCGAGACATTCAGGAACTCGGCAGGCGGGAGAGTCACACCAGCGGTAGCGGCCTGAGCACGAAGCTCGGCATCAACGAGACGGGAGCCGACCTCAGAGAGAGCGGCATTTCGCGCCTCTTCCCGAGCCTTCTCAAGCGCCTTCTCGGCGTCCGTCATGGACGCTTCCTTGAGCTGGGAAAGCTCAGTGCGCGCCTCGTTGTAGTTCTTCTCGTTCTGGCGAGACAGCGCCTTCCAGCGCTCTACGTCTGCCTGAAGCTCCTCAAGCGTCGGGGCCTTCGGGGCCTCGATGCCGGCGGGAGCCTGCTGAGTGTTCTCGTTGTTCTGTGTGGTGTCGTCCATGGGAGCCTTCCATTTCGGTGGCAGCAAAAAGGCCCCCATTCCGGGAGCCGTCCGTGTGTGAAAGTGGGTTATGCAGCCTTGCGGGCTGCGTTACCCGAGTTGCCCTGAGGAGCCTTGCGGGCCGCCTTGTCGGCGTCCTGCTGGCCGTTAGGCTGTTCCGGCTGAGGTGCCGGGTACTTCTTCGCCAATTCCATTTCGTCCTTGGCGTCCTGCTCCCGCATGACGCGGAAACGCTCTATCTGCTGCGGGGTGTATCCCGCATCCAAAAGGAGCTGGTCTCTTGGAACGCCGATCATCTGAGCCTTCAGAAGGGCGTCATAGTGCTGGGCCTCGGTGCGGTTTTCGGGATCACGCCAAATGACTTCAGCCCCGAAGGCTTGTGCTCTCTCGTCGCCCATGACCTTGAAGGCCAGGCGCATTACGCGTTCCCAAGCCTCACCGAAGTGCAGCATTCGTTCTCGTGCCTTAGCAATGAGTCCGGCCTCAGCAGAGGTAATCGACTCGCCAGACGGCGCCGTACCGCCGTTCAACAGGAAGTAGTGGAACGGGATGCGGCTGATACTCGCCATGTGCTGAACGAGCATGTTCGTGAGATTCACGTAGTTCTTGAGGTCAGCAGCCTCGAACTGGCCGAACTTCACATCAGGCGATTCCGCCTGAAGGAGTTTGTCTACGGCCACCTTGTAAGGCTCGATGGGACGGCCCTGGTCGTCCTCCTGGATCTCCAGACCTGTGACATACCTTTGGGGCCATGCCGCATACTCAGAGGCCACGAGTGCATCAGAGACGGTCTTATTGATCGCGTCCTGAATGGGGATGACGACGGAGAGGTCCGAGAGGTTCGGACCGGTCAGACGAGAGCGGTTCGGGATCGGAATTACCGGAGGCTCATCGAGCGGGTTCTTGGCGGCCTTATAGTCGCCCCACTGACCCGCTAGACCGTTACCGGTGAAGACGTAGCCGTTCCACCAGAGGGTGACGAATTCACGGCCCCAGTCGTCGGTGTAAAACTTGGCTGCGGCCTCGATGTCCCATCGACTTCCAGGCTTGTACTGGACGACGACATTTTCGGCAGACTCGATGCTGATAGTCGGCTGGCCGGCACTGTCCGCCCACACGATGGCGTACGAGACGCCGTGAACCATGGCGTCCAGGTGAGCCGCATTCGACTCGGCGTCCAAGTGGTTGCGCTGCCAGATCTCCCGAGCGTCCTTGTCTCCGCCTGGCTCGTCCGTCATCTGGAAGCCGTCGATGAACATTCGCTCATTGACGCTGTCCACGATGAGCCCGCAGAAATTGTCTGACCACTGCTCGAAGACTCGGCCGAACTCAGAGTTGTACTTGGCCTGAGCGAACCTCATCTTTTGATGCTTGCCGTCGTAGTAGTCGGAACAGAACTTGAGGTATGTCCGACGACGGAGGAGCTTGGAATGTAGCCAATCCACCCACCCCGATGGGGAGTTGGGTGGCGACCCAACGTCAATATCGGTCAATAGCTACCACCCCACTACTCGGGACCTCCGGATCTGCATTCGGCCATCAGCGATGGCGTCAGCTCTCGCCTCCAGGGCGAGCACGGCACATACGGCAAGGTCGATCTTCCTTTTGGATCTCGGGCTGTCCTTCTGAATGAGAAGGCCCTGAGGTACTTCACGCGTCACCGCGTTGAGGACGTGCCGGCTGAGCCGGTGGTCTCCGCCGTGCTTCAAGTCGCCCACCATCACGGCAGTGCGGAAACGCTCAACGGCCTGGACCATCCGAGTCGGCTTGTTGGTCCAGAACTCAAAGACGTAGTCCTCGCCGTGCTCAATGGCCCAGCGGCCAATGTTTTCCTGCCAGTACGGCGGATCGGCGTAGAGCCATTCCACGCGATAACGGCGGAAGGTTTCCGCAACGGCAGCCTCTACGGACAGAACATCGACTTCCCAGTCATCGGGGGCGTTCTCAGGACGCTCCCAAACGCCGAGGACGAATAGCTTGGCGTCCCTCAGGCGGACTCCTACAAGCCCTGTAGCGTCACCGCGGATCGATCCATCAAAACCCACGGCTATCTGATCGCCCGGCTTTATGGGGTCGTCCTCGTCAAAGCATGCGTCCCACTCGCTTTTACTCATCCAGCCGTCGGAACTCTCCGCGATCTGGTTGAAAAAGAAGCGGCAATACGTGCTGTCGGGAGTCGTCCGGTCAAACAGAATCGTTCGGGTCAGGCCGTCGATGTCAGCCCAGCTCGCGTCTCCGTACGCCTCCTTGAGGGCCGCACGAACCGCGTCAGCGTCTCGGATGTTCTCAAGGGCAATCGAGCCCTCTAGGCAGTCGTACAGCCAGTAGCCCTGAGCGACCATGTCACTTTCGTGGATGATCTGAGCAACAGAGTCTTCGTTAGGGTTGTACGCGTTCGTAGTCGAGACCCATCGAGACCCCGCCTTCGTGGTCTTCTCGATGTTTCGCTTCAACGTCTGGAAGAAGTCCGGGCCCCCATTCGACCCCACCCAGTGATGGCACTCGTCCATCAGGCAAAACGATGGTCGATTTCCTTCGTTGGTGCGGCCGGCAGTGGCCTTCGGCTTGATGCTTCCAGGCTTGCCGGACTTGAACTGGACGACCATCTTTCCGATGTCCAGGCCGTAAATCGCTTCGGCTGGAGACTCCGAGAGCATGCCTCGGATCATGTCCATCGTCTGTTCCGTCTGGTCGAGCGCAGTAGCGCCGACCTGGACGACCGGAAGGGGTACGGGCTTACCGACTGGGAGACCGAAGCTGTCCCAGTGAGAGAAGCGGCAAGGGCCTAGAAACTCCACAATGGCGAGGGCCGCCAGGAGAGGCGTCTTGCCCCAGCCCTTTGCGCGGCGGAGAGTTGCCGCGCTGTACTTCCAGGTTCCATCCGGGTTGATGGCGTAGAACCACAAGACAAAGCGGAGCTGTTCCGGGGTGAACTTCCAGGGCTCGCCTGCCGTGTCTCCGTCAGGCTGGACAATGAACTTCTGAGCCCATCGGATGATGCCGTAACCAAGCGTCTCATTCGGCTTCGGGACCCCTGCGGGCAGATTGCCTGTCTGCAAGGATCACCGCCTATCTAGGAGCCGTTCAGCAGCTTGTAAAGCTCCTCATCCATATCCACCTCTTCGGGCGCCTCAGAGGCAGCCGCGGGCTCGCCCTCGCCGGGCCTCTCAAAAGTCATTCGGAGTCGGGCGCGGTCTTCAACCGTCGCTCCCCACTTGGCGACCCGCTGACGGATTTCCCCAGCCAACTTCAGGTCACCGAGAAACAGTCCGTCCACGAGCTTTGTCGTGAGTTCGAGTTCAGCCCAGTCGGTCTCTGTCCATGCCGCTGTCTGCGGCGCCGTGCTCCAGGTCCGCCAGAAGCGCTTAGCTCCGGGTGTCGTGATGCCGAGCCCCTTGGGCAGCTCGCGGCCTGGCTGAGCGTCCGCCGGCAACGTCTGTGCGTTGGCGTGGACGTTGCGTCGCTGGGCGTTCTCCTTGGGTGCGGGACCGCGTGTCACAGCCGCACCCCCGAGAGGTCCACGTCCACCAGGTCCGCCAGGTCCTCAAGCTCGAACAAGGCTTCCTGACGCCAACTCGCCTTGCGCTGTGCCCTGTTGGGCTGGTCAGCAGCTCGGAGGCGGGGGCCCTCGGGCTCCTCCTGGACGTCGTGCATTGGTG